TTGAGACGATGGAAGAAGCGGAAGCCGCGATGCTGAGGCATTACAAAGAAACGCCAAAGCGCGGAAAATTCCACTATCGAATCAGCGTGGAGGAGCTGCGTGAAATCGGAGGTGTGATGTTCCGCTGTACCGACCTGAGCAAGCCGTCCATCAAGTACACGCAGGAGATGTTGGAGGCGATGGTATGTACAGCATGAGCAAAGGCACCTATACCTGCGATGAATGCGGGTTTGAAGACAAGTGGGATGCTCACGCTGACCGCCATGGCGGTATCTGGGAATGTAAATATTGCGGTGAGCATTTCTGCGCAGCTTGTTTCATAAAAGCTGCCGGACGAGAGGCGTTTGACCGAATGTTGCAAGAAACTGACCGTGTGTTGTGTGCGAAGCACTACAAGAAAGGAGTGTTCGAGAAATGACAGTTCAAGTGAAAGAGTTCGACCTACTGGTGGAGGTCTACAAGCATATGCGGGCAGAAGGCACAAGGCCGGAATTGGCAGCCGCTTTGCAACATGCCATCAACCGGATGCACCAGGAGCATGAACGGGCATGGGCTCGGAATCACCGTCCGGGGCCTGCGCCGGAATATGTCAAGAAGCGGTTAGAGAAGGACGATATAACGCTGATGCAGAGACTGTTGAACGCTGGCTATCTGGCGGAGGAGATGGACCACCACGAATCCGACCTGTATGTTTACGTTACTCCGCTGACCACGAAAGTGATTGAGCAGTGGTGCCGTGAGCATGAATACGACCAGGCGTGGCACTGCCCGACCTTCTACGACCAGATTTCTGGCAGGCTGATGTACGACTGTGCTTTTCAGTACAACGATTGGTGGGTTAATCAGCAGACCGACAACGCGGATAAATAAAATCCTCGTCAGGGCTTCTACAAACCGTATTTTGAAAGCAAGGAATATCCGTATACCCCTTCGGAAAAACAAGCGGTCACAGCGCGGTTTATAGAGCTTTCAGAGGATTGAACGATATAAGGAGGATGACAATGGGCCGTAAAACAGTGCATTTTCGTAAGAAAAGCCAAGCTGAGTTTGCTCGGCGATTCACAGACCTGTGCAGCACAAAGAGTTCATGGGAGGTTTGGGCCGATTTCATCACGATGTCTGCCCTTGCTATCTCCAACACATTTGACCAGCAGGGCAAAATCCACGATGAGCGGGAGAGGGAATATCTCAGCATCATCAACCGTTATCCGAAGAAAGCGCAACAGATTTTTCCGGAACTGCTTGGAAAATTGGTAGAAGCGCTGGAGGAAGATCCCGCACAGGATTTTCTTGGAGAGATGTTTATGGCCCTGGAACTGGGAAGCCATTGGAAGGGACAGTTTTTCACCCCGTACTCAATCAGCCAGGTCATGGCGGAATTGACGCTTGACGACCGGAAGCGCCAGATTCAAGAGCGCGGCTGGACACGCATTAACGACCCTTGCTGCGGTGCGGGAGCGCTTTTGATAGCAGCTCGCAATTCGATGGTGAGACGTGGGCTTGGTCCCCGGCAGGTACTGTACGTAGCACAGGATATTGACCGAACAGCGGCGCTGATGTGCTACCTCCAACTGTCATTGCTGGGATGTGCCGGGTATGTAGTTGTGGGCGATACGCTCATGCAGCCTTTCGTCAGCCCGTTGGGGTCTCCCCTGTTGATTGCTCCGACCGATGGGCAAGAGGTTTGGCTTATGCCAGCGCTTTATGATGAGGTGTGGGTGTACCGGATTCAATTTGAAAAGCTGAAGTTGTTAATGACACCGAAGGAGGAAGTGTAGTTTATGATTTTGGAAATGTACAACCGGATCATGGCGGCGGGCGATTTTTTCGCCCATCATGACATCCATCTGCGGGCGATGTGCCGCAGTTCACAGAAGAAACGCCGCCGTAATCAGCGGCAGTGCGGCGGTAAGAGAGGGGGAAAGAAAAGGTGAAGCGTGAAAGGTATATGCACGGTGTCCGCGGAGGGAGCAATACGGTATCTGGAACACCGCCAGAAAGTGCTGGCAGACAACGTGAAAGATGGAAAGGAGTTTACAGATGATTAAAGATTTTGTACCTCAGCCCTATGACGGGCTGACTGCGTTGCCTGACTACGTAACAGGCACGCTATTTTACACGCTGACCGGAAGCGTATCTGGGGACTACACCGTTACCCTTGCCAGGCTGACAGTGGGAGATTCTAAAAGCGCTGGCAATCCGCTGACCCACGTGCTGTTTGAGAGTTTCGATGACCACGGCCACATCATGAAAGCTGTCCGCGTGCGTATTGGCGGGATGGACAGCCTGGATCGTGAATTTACCGCAGCGAAATGCGCTATGGGGACGGCAGGCGTGAGGTTCAACCCGACCATCCCCTGCTCCTGCGAGGCGCTGCTGCAAGCACTGGGCGAGTGGTACGCGGCACAGAACCCTGAACTCTCGTCGATGAACGTCATGTCACAAACGTGTCATTGACTTGTCACATAGGAGGTGCTAAACTGGTAGCGTATAGAAATACGCCTATGCACCTCTGCCCGAATTTAGAAGGCTTCTGGGGGGTCCCTCACTGGAGCCTCCTGAATCTTGACGGGAAGTTCGAATTTTTCTTAAACGAGCGGTTTTTTGACGACTTATTCTGTACAAAAAGTTGTTTTTGTGATAGAATGATTATAGGAACAAAAGTTCCCGAAACACCGCCTGATAAGCGGTGTTTCGAATTTTTTGAAAGGTGCTAAAGCGTATGATTTACACAAGCAGATTTTCCAACACGGAATTGAAAACGGGCAAGTACACGGCGGTGCGCATCTCGGTCGGAAGCCCTCGCTGGAAGGTTGGATATGACATCAGTGGAGCAATCGATGAGCTGATGCCCAAAGGCATTTTCGGAAAGTATGAAACCAAAGCGGCGTTCGAGGTCGAGTACAAAAAGCGCTTGGACTGCATCGGCGTTGAGTATATCCGCAAGCTGCTTTCCGGGTACGAGACGCTGGGCAAAGACGTGGTATTGCTGTGCTACGAAGATATACGAAAGGGCGAAAGCGACTGGTGCCATCGTACCATCTTCGCGGACTGGTGGAGAGAGAAAACCGGCGAGCTTATTTCAGAGCTGCCCGACCCGTCTCCAGTAAAGGGCGTCAAGAAAGTGAAAAAGACTGAAGATGCCCCGCAGCTCGCTCTGTTTTAGTTCCTGACAGTATGGCGATCTCTGATAGCAGAGGTAAACAGAAAAATGCAGAATGCTTTTAGAGATCGCCCCATTTATGCGGACATAGTTCAACATCAGAACGCGCGGCATCCTGTCGCGAGACGCACGTCAACCCGTGCAGTCCGCTCCATTAAAAAAAACAGATATGCGGGCTTAGTTTAACGCCAGAACACGCGGCTACCCGCTGCGTAGCGCACGTTCAACCCGTGCAGCCCGCTCCAAATTGAATCGCTCAGAGGAGCCGTTAGACCCGATCAGGGCCTGCGGCTTTTTCTTTTGCAGGGGGAGGAATGAAGGATGTTTCACGGCTCATTACCAGATAGCGTTCAGCGCATTATGGGCGACTGCGCTAGGAACTGGGGCTGTACTGATATCTACATCGGCTGCTCTGGTAATTTTACGATAGAGCGTATGCTAAAAGGTGTTACCGATGCCAGGTTACACGGAAATGATGTCACGATATATTCCTGCCTGCTCGGAAACTACTTCGCTGGCAAGCCCCTTGAAGCAAAATTCAACGAGAAATATGATGGCCCAATGCGATTTATTAGGGACTACATGAAAACAGATCTCGACATTGTGACCGTTGTATTGCTCCTGTCAAAAATGGCTGTCTATCTTGGGTCAAAACCAAACCCGTACTATCTCAGAATGATAGAGGCCTACAGAGCGCAATGGCCGGGTCTGTTTGAGCAAACCAGGACGAAGGTAGAAAAGGCCGGTCAATTCCTGTCAACGTTTTATGCTGGCGATGTTATCGGATGGGTTGACGAGGTGCCTCACGACCAAGGTTTTATTTGCTATCCGCCGTTTTATTCTGGCGACTATGAGAAGATGTTCAGGGTTATCGAGGAAATCATATCATGGACACCGCCGAATTATGGTCTGATAGACAAGGACAAAATATTTGGGATGTTCCGCAAGCTGACCGAGCGTGAGTATTTTATGTTCGGTACAAATGATGAGCTTGCGGAATTTTCAGATTATCTGATAGGTGTGTCACAAACCACAAATAGGGGCGTACCGCTTTATGTCTACTCCAAAGCCCCGAAATCACGGATTGTGATGCCAAGCCAGCAGGTCAGCAGCCTTTTCATCGAGCATCTTGGCAAAGACGAGGATATAGGCAATGAAATTAAAATCATTGAACTCAAAAGCGAAAATTTCCGGGCATTGCGTTCGCAATATATGAATCCATACATCAAGCCTGGAAGTGAAACCGCAAGCTACGGCGTCCTTGTCGATAATAAGCTGATAGGCGTGTACGCGTTCTCGGCATCTCCCACATTATCCAACTGGGATAAGCACATTCAAACGCCCACAATGTATCTTTTAAGCGACTTTCCGATTGCCCCCACAAAATATAAAAGGCTTGCGAAACTTGTGTTATACGCGGCTTTAAGCCGTGAATCTAAGATGCTGGCGGAGCGCCTAACAAATCACCGTATATGTTCACTCGTGACGACGGCGTTCAGTAAAAAACCGGTCAGTATGAAATATCGCGGATTGTTTCGGCTGCTGAATAAGAAGGAACTGCCTGGGGTAGAAGACGGTGAAACAGATATGTCAAAAATTTATTATAACCAGGGTTATCAGCTGAACTATGGGGCCGCCATGGGTGAATGGACACTGGCGGATGGGCTGGCTATGTGGAAGAAAAAGCATTCTCAAACCGAAGGCAAGGAGGAGCAATGATGAATGTTTTTACGCTGGAAATCAATCCGCGCGATATAAAACTGCTGGAAACAAACGCGCGTTATATGAAGCATGAGGAGTTTAATCGTCTCGTGGATAACGTCAGACGAGATGGGAAGCTTACATCTACGCCGTTCCTCTGCAAAGACAAAGACGGCAGATGGCTGTGTTTGTCCGGCAACCACAGGACGCGTGCCGCTATTGAGGTTGGGCTGGAAACGATAACTTGCCTTGCGACTGACGACGAGCTGGATGAAGAACAGCGGATAGCGATTCAGCTATCACATAATGCGATAGCTGGACAGGATGATCCGGCTACGTTGAAGGCTTTGTATGAAAAAATTCTTGACACGAATTTGAAGAAGTATAGCGGTCTGGATGACAAAACGCTTGATTTGCTCGATAAGTTTTCGACTATAAGCATATCAGAAGCAAATCTGCAATTTCAAACCCTATCAATGGTTTTCCTACCGAATGAACTTGACGCGGTGAGAAAAGTTATCGACGAAGCAAAAGAACGCATTAAAAGCTCTCACGATATTTGGCTTGCCCGCATGGCAGACTACGACAGGTGGCTTGATGCGCAGGAAATCGTCAGCTCTGCGCACAATGTCAAAAATGTTGCGACAGCAGTGGAAATTATACTCAAAATCTTTGAAAGAAACGTTACCCAGCTTTCCGAAGCATGGGAAGACACAACCGATGATAAGCGATGGATACCGATAGAAACGATTATTGGCAGGACAAAGATACCCGCCGAAAGCGCAAAAACCATCAAAAAGGCTTTGGACAAAATGGTAGGGTCAGGCGAAATTACATCGAAGAATCTCTATGACGGTTTGGTGAAGCTATGCGCTGACTACGTCAAAAAGAAGTAGGAGGTGCGGCTATGGCAGCTCAAGTATACAATGCTCAGTATCACGATGATTGGGCGTGGTCACTTGCGATCAAAGGCGCTACGGATGACGAGATTGCAGCAGCCATGCACGTCTCCCGGAAGACTATTTCTCAGTGGAAAAAAATCCATGAATCGTTTGCAAAAGCATTGTCCGAAGGGAAGGAGATAGCCGACAGCAAAGTCGAGCGCGGTCTGTATAACAGCGCGATGGGCTACTATGTAGATGAGGAAGAACGACTTATCGCAGTCAATAAAGACGGTACAACGAAGCTTGGCGATTTGAAGCAGAAAAAGCGTTACATTCCACCGAGCGTGACAGCGCAGATATTTTGGCTTAAAAACCGGATGAAAGGCCAGTGGCGGGATGTAACAAAAACAGAAGTTACCGGAAATGACGGAAAACCTGTCGAGTTTCAGCAAGTGCAGGTTTACCTCCCTGAAAAAGAGAAAGTGGATGAAGACGAGGTGGAATAGCGTGTGGAGAAAGTGGTGTTTCGCCCCCAGAAGGGCAAGCAAGAGAAATTCCTTGCTTCGTCCGCTGACATCTGCATTTACGGCGGAGCGGCTGGCGGCGGAAAAAGCTACGCTCTCCTGCTTGAACCGCTGAGGCACATTGGAAACGGGAAATTTGATGCCGTTGCATTCAGGCGAACGAATCCGCAGATTCTGAATCCCGGCGGCTTGTGGTCCGAAAGCTTCAATATCTACAGTCTGCTCGGTGCGACACCGAAGCTGTCTCCGAAGCCGATGTGGACATTTCCAAGCGGCGCAACAATTACGTTTTCCCATCTGGAGATGGAGCAAACAAAATACGACTGGCAGGGCGCTCAGGTTCCGCTCATTATGTTTGATGAGCTGACGCATTTTTCGGAGAGCGTCTTTTTCTATATGCTGTCCCGTAACCGTTCGATGTGCGGCGTAAAGCCCTATATCCGGGCCACCTGCAACCCTGACGCAGATAGCTGGGTGGCACCGTTCATCTCATGGTGGATTGACCAGGAAACCGGATACCCCCTGGCTGAGCGGTGCGGCAAAATACGATGGATGTACCGCAGCAATGACACTGTATACTGGGCAAACAAAAAGTCTGAGTTGTGGGAACGGTTCAACCTGACAACCCCAGAGGAACGGGCTGAGCCACGTTCCGTTGCATTCATCAACAGCACGCTGCAAGATAACGAGCTGCTGATGCAGCGAGACCCCTCGTATCTGGCAAATCTGAAAGCCCTTCCGACCGTTGAACGTGAGCGCCTGCTGTATGGCAACTGGAAGATCAAAGCAGCAGCCGGATTGTATTTCAAACGAACACAGGTTCGGAACAGGTTGCCGATTGTTCCGAGCGATATCACGAAGTTTGTCCGGGCATGGGATCTTGCGGCTACACCGGAAACCGAAAAAGGCGATCCAGCTTACACCGCCGGGGTGCTCATGGGCAAGCGTTCGGACGGCAGCTATGTTGTGATTGATGTTATCAATGTTCGGCAGTCAGCCAGCGATGTACGCGCTACGATAAAGCACACTGCCGAAGCGGATAACGCCCGATATGGCAACGTCCGGGTGCGGCTCCCGCAGGACCCTGGACAAGCCGGAAAAGACCAGGCAGAAAGCTTTATCCGGATGCTGGCCGGGTTCAGTGTGACCGCAGAGCCCGTGACTGGAAGCAAGGAGGCCCGTGCAGAACCGGTTGCCTCTCAGTGGCAGGCCGGGAATTTTGATGTAGTTGTAGGTGATTGGAATGAGAGCTATTTTTCCCAGTTAGAAAGTTTTCCTGCGAGTAAGTTCAAAGATATGGTGGACGCTACAAGTGATGCTTTTGCCGAATTAGAGCGGCGGGGCGAATTTGGATTCTCTTTCTGAGGTGCAAGATGAAGATATTCGATATTCTGTTTAGTCGGAATAAAGTGCGGAACGCCTACATGGGTGATAACGGCAGATTTGTTTCACGTTGGGCAAGGCCGCCTTCTAGGAATACAGCCGAGTGGCTGGAAATGTACTCAAAGAGCCCCAGGCTGGCGGTTGTAGAAAAGATAGCGACAGACCTCGCCAGCCTGAACGGGCATCTGCTGCGGGTCAATCCGGACGGGACAGAAACTGAGCTGACAAAGCATCCGTTCCTTGATTTTATGGCGCATCCGAATCCGCTGTATGAAATGACAAGCTCAGCTATTTGGCGGCTCAATGAGATTTACCTGATGCTTGTCGTGGAGAGCTTTTTCCTTATCGAGCGCGATGAAAACGAGCGTCCGATTGAACTGTGGAACGTTCCTCCACACTGGGTAAAGATGACCCCGTATCTCGGCAATCCCGGCTACATGATTACATCGCCAAGCGGCCTGACTATGACGGTTCCGGTCGAGGATATGTTTGTGATGAAGCACCTCAATCCGCTGGACCCGTTTATGCGCGGGCTGGGCGTAGCAGAAAGTATCGCGGATGAAGTGGAAATAGACGAGTTTTCCGCGCAGTTTCAGAAACGTTTTTTCTACAATGATGGAACACCTTCCATAGTGTTTCTTATGCCGGAAGCATCGGACGCTCAGCGGGACGCTTTTATGGTGCGCTGGAACAAACGGCATCGAGGCGTGGAGAACAGTCACAGAGCCGCAGCACTTACCGGCAAGGTTGATATAAAGACCTTCGGAAGTGAGGATATCCGGGAGCTTGGATTTGTAGAAAGCCGAATTTCGATACGTGATGCCGTTCTGGAGCACTTTGGCGTACCGCGTGAAATTATGGGCATTACGGAAAACAGCAATCGTTCAACCGCAGATTCCGCTCAGTACATCTATGCAAAGAACGTGCTGACCCCACGTATCCATGACCGTGAGGAAGCGATCAATCAACAGCTTTTACCACTGTTTGGAAGTGACCTCGTTTGGAGATTTGACCCAGTTGTCCCATACGATAAAGAGTTCGACAAGGCACGGGCGCTGGACGGATGGAATGCGGGACTTATGACAAAGAATGAGGCGCGGGCACTGATAGACCTCCCGAGTGTGCAGGGCGGCGATGTGTTCAAGGTCGGTATCAACGACCTGTTTATGGAACAAACGGCAGACCCCGCTGCAGTATCTCAATCTCTCGGAGAAAAATATGGGCAAAAGTCAAGTCTGCGTGTAAATGTTGAAGCCATGCTTCAGAAGGAAGATGCCGCTCTTCGTGAAAATGCCCGAAGATTTGAGGCTGCAATCACGAAGCACTTCGCAGAACAGCGCTCAGCCATTGCAAAAGCACTCGGGTTGACTGCGAAAGCGGAAACGGACGCTCTCTCTGCGCTGGATGACTTATTGCTTTCGGACGGCACGTTTGACCCGATGCTGTGGGAAGCCCTGGCAGAAGAGGAACGGCAGAAGCTCACAGAAGCTGTCGCGGCGGGGCTGTTGAGCTGGAAAGACGAAGCCAAGAAGCTCACTGCATTATTCACGCCGCTCTGGAAGCGTGCATATGACGATGGGGCAAATGTAAGTGCAGAGAGCTATGGCCTGATTGACCTAGTGCGGCCGGAGTTCGTTTCGCAGGCTCGGGTAAATGGGGGCAAGCGTGTCATCGGCATCCAAGCTACAACGCAGAAAAAAATCGCGAGCATTATCGCTCGCGGCGTTGAGAACGGTTCCAGCCAAAATACGCTAAAGAAAGAAGTTTTAGATGTGATGGGGCCGGGGACGACAAAGGCTCGTGCCAAGCTGATAGCGCGGCAGGAGGCCATGATGTCTCTGGCAACCGGTCAGTTTGATACCATGAAGGCCGCAGGCGCTACAACAAAAACGTGGCATCACCGTGACCCCCAGGTAGATCCCAGAGACGGAACGCATGGAAAAGTAAACCATGTCATTCTGGAGGGCGAAACTGTGGAAATCGATAAGCCGTTCTCCAACGGGCTCATCTTTCCGAGAGAACCATCGGAAGACCGCCCGGAAGAGGTTATCA